GCGGCCTGTAACGGCTTGCTGAACAGTTTCAGCTGGGGTATAGACCAGAGTAATTTCCCAAGGGTCTAGCTGGGTATAAACCTGTGGAGTTCCTTGTAGAAACTGCCAATTACGTGTGTATAGCTTTTCCAACTCCATCTGGCTTTTACGCTCAAGTTTTCGGTTAAGGTAGTAAATGCCTAAAACCTGTCCAAGAACATAACCATCAGGTACATCTATGGCGTAAGTCCCAACTCCTGAAATCACAGGGAACGGATCAATATCAGTCTGAAGGAACTGGGTATCTCGGCAAAAGTCTATGCAAGTGTTGGTAATGGCCAAAGTGGCTTGCACGTCATAGCAGTTCGGCACATGAGGCAGAACAAACGGAAGAAAATCCGTATATGGCCGAGGGTTCCAGAGGTTCATTTATTTGATCCTGGGACGTTAGGATTAAATGCCCCCAAGGACAAGTTGGGGTTAGAAATTGTTTCAGCAGTTGCTTTACCTTGTATAAGGCTAGTAAAGTTCTGATAATAAGCCGCTGCAAGAGTTGTGTTTGCTGCGTATTCGGCGTCTTTACTATAAGCGCGATACAAAACATAATCAGTCAAGGCTGTTATGTAAATATCGTCAAGCGTGATTGTGCTTGTAAGAGTCGCATCAGTGGGCGAAGCCAAATAAATAATTTCTACTTGGTTTTGTCCGCTAGCGGGCTGGGGCGGGTAAACATAAAAGTGTTTCAAATCCAATGGGGTATAGGTAAAGTGAATTACCTCAGCTGCGCTAGTAGCGCTGTGCCAATAAGGAGTTTGAGCATCCAGAATCTCTCTGGAAACGGTACGAATGGCTCTTCCAGGAGTTGAACCACTAGTTCCTAAATTTCTTACAACGTCGACCAACGTAATACAGTCTGTAGGTACAGTCTGTTTTGTTCCAGCAACAAGTTGAAGAGCAATATTTTTAGTAAACGCATTTGGCTTATAAAGAGCAATTTCTCTTTGGCCATCGTTCATCCACCCTAACAACTCTGTTTGAGGCCAACGAATGTTGGTAACGTCTTGCAGAATTATAGAAACATTGCTAATGAGTTGGGAAACTTGAAGCGTTGCCATACGTCGACCTTAAAAACAATAATTATCTAAATGGTAGCATAAAACTCCCCCGAAGGGGAATTTCGTTGCTTACATTGCTGCCCAGAGAACAGCAGTGTGGTTCATGAACTTTTTGCAACCGTTAGCTGGAACTGTCACACCAACGTTAGCGGCAGAACCGTTTAATTGATGGCCCACGGGTGGGTACACAGTAATAGTATTAGCGGTTTCATTAATTACATAAACTTGCGAATACAAAGGAAACGTAGTAGGGAGAATGACGCCAGTAGCGCTTCCAGAAGTAGAAGACGTAACGCGATTAAAACAACCGGGAAGGGTTGTAGCGGTAACGTTTGTTGTACCTGCGGCTGCTACGGACTCAACGCCGCCTACCATTGCACCAAAAGTAATGGAATTTGACATGTTTTATCCTTAAGAAAAGGCCCCCGAAGGGGCCTCTTGATTAACCAGCGATAACAGCGTAAGTCATGGCAGTAGGCTTCACAGCTTTACGACCATAAACTACCAATCCGCGAACCAATACGCCGAAATCATTGGGGTTAGGAATAGACTCAACCTTATTGATTTGTGACGCAAAAGTCAAAGCAGACTTGTGACCGGCAAGGATAACGTGACGCTTAGCAGCTCCAGCGCTTGTATTACCGAAGTAATCTTGACCGGCAGCAGCTTTAGGCAACAAGTTAGACACATAGATGTCGAAACGATCAATGCGGCCAATCTTACCGTTACGGAGGATAGACTCTGCGTCACCGGTAACATAGGCTTGTGCCAATGGAGATTGCATCAACAATTGACGCTCATGGGGTGTCAAGACGATGTAACGATCGCTTTCGGGAACGTTTTGTTCGTCAAGGATAGAACCCATAGAGGTAATTGTGTTAAGGATGCTGTTAGAAGCGCTGGTGTAGTCTATGGGTGAACCATCAGAACCCATGTTGTAGCTACCGCTTAAAGCACCAGCAGTTGTACCGATGTTGGCAGAATCAGCAGAACTGAAAGTGTTCAAGAATGCTTCACGGTCAACATTGATCTTCATCTGATTAGCAGCATCAGTTGTGAAGATGTCCATCAAATTTGGCTGAGCTTGGAACTCAAGAACGTCAGAAACGTTCACACCAAAATAGAAACCTTGATCGATTTGCAACTCAACTGTATTAGGTGTGGGAACCTGATATGTCAAGTTTTGACCGATTGTATAGGTGTTGATAGAAATAGTGGGGATGTTGTTGATAACAACTTTATCGCCCATGTTCTTAATATCGCCTTCCCAGTTTGTGTTAGACACATCACCGAATGTGGTCGCTGCATAGAACTTGATGTTCAGTTTAGACGACCAAATCGTTGGGATAAACGTACCGGAATACGAAGGGCTCGTATTAAAGGGGGACTGTACCGCCATTACGGCGGCTGGGGTAATCGTGCTCATTTAGAACTCCAAAAAAATATCAGTTTGTTAACACGCTACCCTGTTCAAGTTAAGGAGTTATCCTACCCTCAGCAGCAGCAGCATCTAGTTCTGCCTCCAAGCGCCTTACTTCGTCCTTCTTACCCTGTTGCATCAATCGCATGATTTTCATACTTTCCTGCTCGTATTCACGGACAGTATAGATTCGTTTCTGCGAAGGCGTCGAGCTCGTAGCCGAAGACTTACTTGGGGCCACCTGACGATTCAACTCTTGTCTAGCATTAGTTTGGGTCTGAGCTTGAGTTTTAGGATTCAGCGCTGGATTCCGTTCAAAAAACGAATCAAACACTTCCATGACGGCGTCTACATTGCGCTCGTTTGCAGCGTTTATCAAAGCTTGGTTCCATGTGATTCCGACACCGGGTATCCGAGTGCCTAACCATGTTTGGCATTCAGGGGTTGCCTGAATACTTTCCCAAGTTGGTAGCCTTCGATTTAGGTTTTCAAAAAACCGTTCGGCGGCTGACGCTGCTTGCGTTTGCTGTACCTCACCGACCTGGCCTTTAGCCTCAGTCAATTTACCTTCCAACGCTTCGATTTGTTCCAAGTATTTTGATTCGCGTTTGCCAAATTCTTCTTTAGCAATGCGGCGAGCCAAATCTACTAAGTCCTCACCAAAAGCATCCACATCAGTTTTCGTAACCAGTTCGGTTGGCTCAGGAGCTTTGGGCGGTTGCGCCACTTGCTTCTCAAGCTTTTCCGTTAGACTTCCCACCGTGTCCGTCAATTGCTTTATCTGCTGTTGCAGGGCTGGCACTTGACTGTTGAACTGACCTTGTAACGATTGGTAGCGTTGCCGCCACGTTGCATTATTAGGATCATCCTCACCAGTTGGTTTTGGAGCGTTGTCTACTGATTGCGGGGCATTTTCAACACGTCCAGTGTTGGCCTCCGTATTAGTTTGTTCGTCTGGCTTGGGTTCATTTGCGGTTCTTGCATCTGCAACCTGCTGTTCGTACGCTGCTAAATCGTCAGCTTGTTTCTGTACCTGTTTAGGCAATGCCATTAAATTACTCCTATGCCGAGCTTTCGCTTTAGGCGTGTTACAAACCGAAATCGCCGGGTCAATACCTTAGGCTTTTCGGAGCTTCTCTACCATCTTAGGGGAATCCCTAAGTAAACCAAGAATGTTTTGACACTCTTTGCCCATCCCTTGGATTCTAGGGGTGTTTGAGTCGGACGTATCCAACAAACTTGTCATCAAGCTATCGAGTTCGGTCTGAAGATATTTCATAAAAACCTCTCCATCGCTTGATCGTGAAATCCTTGCAATAGCATTAAGCTCTTGCGCATCTGGTCTATGCATTAGCACTTACCGTGTGATTTTGCACCGTAGGAGCGAACCATACCACCGCTCTTCAAACGAACCATTGATTTGCCTGACTTCTCAGAAGCTGCGGCTTTTTCATAGGTTGCTTTGGCATTATCACGCATTTTTCTCAAACCTTCAGTAGCAGCTTGGCTTGTACCGGCGGGTTGATTACGTAACATTTTGTCAGCAGCTGCATAATCCTCACCTAACTTCTGAGAAAGGGGCCTAGAAGGCTTAGTCTCAGTTGGGGTGGCCTTGTCCTTAACAAGAATCTTTTTGCCTTGCCAATCGAACGTGGAGCCTTCTCCGTTGTTCTTTTTGTTCCAAGCATAAGCTTCTTTAAAAGTCTTAAACTCTGGCTTTTCAGCCTTAGCTGGCATCTCAGAAGCTTTGGGAGTAGCTTCGCCTTTAGACTCGCTAAAGTTTTCGCTAGACTCTTTATACCCTCTTGGGCCTGAACCGGCTTCTTCAAATGCGCCGTCGTCATTCTCAACTTCACCGCCTTCAGCGTATTTCTTAACTTTTCCGCCTTTAGACCAGTGAGTAATCTTTCCGTGGCGAACTTTACCACCGGCTTGAAAGCCTTCGGCTTTGTGCTCGTCACGCTCTTCTTTGAGCATCTTGGGAGATGCACCGCCCTTTTTGAGAATCTTCATCTCTTCTTTGGCGTGGGCTTTGCCCTCTTTGAGTCCTTTAGATTCTTTCATTTAGTCCACCGTTCTTTCCATAGCTGAAGCTTTTGAAGACATGAGATGCAACTGAGTAATCTTTGGCTTACCAACGCCAGGATAAATCTCGCCACCGGGATGCTCGCGGTTGGCTTTCATGCCTGTGCTTTGTGTGCCGCCGGGTTTACCAGCAGGTGTATCTTCTCTTTTGGTGGACTTGCCAGAAGGCAAAGTGCCGCCAGTGTGGTTACGAATTTCGCCAATAGCTTTCATGGAATAACTCCTTCAATAATAGGTTTGTACATTAATCAAAGCGCTTTGTCAACCTTGTGAAAAGTGATCCGTAACAGGAGCGCCGTTCGTCAGCATCTGCTGATTGTTGGTTGGACTTCCCTGAGGTTGACTCTGTGCTTGCCCGGGCATTTGTTGGGCTGGCATTACTGCCTGTTGTTGCATCATCTGCTGAACTTGCTGTGACACGCGGAACATCTCACGGGGTGGCACAACTTCGTCAGGATTGACATCCAAATCTCTGGCAGTCTCGCGCAACAGTGTTGCACGGCCTTCGATGCCCAT